ATGTCTTGTATTTTTCGCGTCGAGGAGTTGGACTCAGTGAGAGTGATTTACGGCAGGAAGTATGGCGTGTTGCCGATGGTCGTACGTGGAAAGAAGATACTATGATTCCATCCCTGGCTGTTTTAGCAGCACGCAGGGCTTCACCGTATAACCTTGCTGTTGGCGGGTACTCCCCAGAAAGACCTTATACTAGGTCAGCATTAGCAGATCTACATTCAAGTAAATTTTCAAAACAGGCTGCGGTGTATGGGAGGAATGTTAAATTTTTAAATGAGTATGCTCGAGCGTTAGCGCCACTGATGCCTAGAGCATTGGACATGCTATATCGCATATTAGACACAAGGCAATATTTCGGGAAGTATGAATTTAATCCAGATCCAACATACATTACTTCGATATATTTGGGTGCTAGCTCAGGGGATGCACCAGGGCCCGAGCTCACAACAGAAACAGAGACAGGGATACCGATCTTCGTGAGTCCTCGGGGAAAGAAATTTGAGTCCCATGAACGAGCCGTGAAGAATGTAAATCGCATGTTCCGTGAGTCAACATATGGGGTGCCAGTGCTTCGTAATAAGGCATGGGTAATGAAGGTAAAGGATGAGACTTATGGAAAATATGAGAAATATCTCTTGGAGGACTACCAAAAGTATGCAGATAAATTTCGTTTCTTTGTAATTCCGAGTGATGAGGAGTCTCTTACGGAACGAGTCTTGTTTACATTGCGACAGAATCTAGAGCGTGGCTATATTTGTATAGGCCACACATGGTCGTATGGTGGGGCAGATCGTATAGCTGAGTTATTACACTATGACTGGCAGGACCCGTCAGCGGCCGTATATTCGATGGGTGATTTGATAAATTGTGACCAGTCACTACATAGGGTATTGTTGGAATTCTTCGTAGCACATGGCGGGATTTATTATAATAGGAAAAGTCGAGCGTGGCCAATTTATAAAAAAATGTTAAAGACGATCTTTGACTGGTTAATAACGAGGATTACACATGTTTATGCCGGGGTATGGGTGGTTGTTCATGGAGGTGTACCTTCGGGATCGGTGGTGACTTCACATGCTGATTCATGGGTATCTTTGTTACTATTCTGTCTATGGTGCTGTTATGAGATATCGCGCATAGTTGACGCAGAAGTAGCTATGGCCGCAACGGAGGCCTTACTACATATGCAGTTGATTATGATAGTTTACGGAGATGATCTCATACATCGATGTCCAAGAGTATTAGAAGGGACTTTTGGCTTTGCGCGTTATATAGCATGGGCACGACAGTTCTTCGATATGCATTTTAAGGATATTAAGATCGATAAGCCCCTATTGTCGATTGTTTCGGAGAGTGGTTCTGTGATAGAAGATGGATGTTCCTTTTTACATCGACGATTGGTTCTCAATCCGTGGAAAGGAGAGAAACAGCCCAGATTGCTAGCATGGAGGCCAATTTCGGACTATTCTTATCGCCTTGTGTATGGACGAGAGCCAGACCCGTGTCGAAATGTTATGGATGTTATGTTATCCGCGATGGGAATGGCTTATGATTCGTACGCGGCGAATCTTGATTCCTATAGCTATTTGCGTGATGTGTTTATGTTGGGCTTTAGTTATATTAAGGTTAAAGTGACTGATGTGAATGAAGTCCTATTTAGGCACTTTCAGGCGAAGAGGGGCGGAGATTTGTCTCAGTACCTCCGGAAAGGGAAGATGTCGCTAGAAGAATTGAGGAACGGTTTCCCGAAATTAGCCACATTGGTAAAAAAAATCAAGTTGACAAGGAAAAATGGTCATTGCGAAATTTTCCTAATGAGGAAATGTCCATGTTTGCTGTTGATGATGATTTTTAAAGTGGAAAAATAAAAAGTGTACTTCGCCTCTACTGATATGGGGTCTACTGATTCTTAGGTTGAGGTGTTAAGG